GTCCTTCGGTTTTGATTCTGTGAATGGAGGGTTCACTACCTCTGAACCACTGGAATTTGACGAGGACAAGATGCTTCCTCTCTTGCCGGGTAAGATCAGTCAGGAAGCTTCTGAAGAAGACGATTTCTAGTGGAGCGAGTCCACTCCTTTAGGGTGTTTGGAGACCCGGTCCCGCAGGGATCTATGAAGGCATTCGTTGTGAAGGGAAGACCCATCCTGACGAGTACCTCCAAGAATCTGAAGGAGTGGCGCAATCTAGTAGCCTATCAAGCCAACTCATACATAACTGAGAACAGCTTGGTGGGCTTCTACGCTAATGCGGAGCCGGTAAAGGTTGTGGCTAAGTTCTATTTCGCTAGACCGAAAAGCCACTTCAAGGCGAGCGGAGAACTGCGGTTGAGGGCTCCCCGTTTCAAGCGAACCCGTCCCGATATAGACAAACTGGCTCGGGCAGTTCTCGACGCACTGACTGGTGTGTTCTTTGAGGATGATAGTCAGGTTGTTTTCTTGCAGGTTGAAAAAGAATACGCAGAACTTGGTGAAGGACCAGGAGTGGAGATCTCAATTGAAGAAAGAAGAACAAGAACAGACGAGTGATTTTGTAAGCCGTGGACCGTGCAAAGACTGCGGTTCATCTGATGCGTGCGCGACATTTACAGATGGGCATACCCACTGTTTCAGTTGCAGCAAACATCACAACAAAGAAGAGTGGAGGCCGGATATCACTCAGCTACATGACAGAGTAGCTGAACTAGATCCACCAAATTCAAATGGCTTCATCTCTATAGAACATCGAAGTCTTGGACGAAGAAAGATTGACCTCAATACGTGTCGTAAATGGGACTACGGATACAGCTCTTACAAGGGGCAGATAGTTCAAGTAGCAAACTACAGAAACACTAGCGGGCAGGTACTAGCTCAGAAGATTCGTTTCAAGTCGAAAGACTTCCGATGGATTGGCAACGCCAAGACTGTTGGTCTCTTCGGTGAGCATCTTTGGCGAGATGGTGGTCGCATGGTTGTGATCACTGAAGGAGAGATAGATGCACTCTCTGTGAGCCAGATGTATGCCAACAAGTATCCAGTTGTCAGTCTTCCTAACGGAGCACAGAACGCAAAGAAGGCTGTGCTAAATAGCCTGGAATGGTTGGAGAAGTTTGACTCAGTCGTCTTCTGTTTTGACACTGATGAACCCGGTAATAAAGCAGCGATTGACTGCGCCATGCTGCTCTCTCCCGGCAAGTCAAAGATCACTTACCTACCCTTGAAGGATGCTAACGAAATGCTTCAGGCTGGTAGAGGCAAGGAACTGATTGACCTTATCTGGGGTGCGAAGGTTTATCGACCGGATGGAATTGTGAGTGGTGCTGCTGTTTGGGAGATTGTCACCAAGAAGAACACTACTCAGAGCATTCCCTATCCCTGGCAGGGTGTGACCCAGGTGACCCGTGGTCTCCGCACCGGAGAGCTAGTCACGTTCTGTGCTGGCACAGGTGTGGGCAAGTCACAGGTCTGCCGAGAGATCGCACACTGGTTGATCCAAGAAGGAGAGAAGATTGGATACATCGCACTAGAAGAATCAGTCAAGCGAACTGCGATGGCTTTGATCGGGCTGCATCTAAACAAACCTGTCCACCTCGATGAAAGTTTGACTACCAAAGAGGAACTGAGGTCTGCGTTTGACAACGCGATTGGTGAGGACAAGGTTGTCTTCTACGATCACTGGGGGAGCCTCGATAACGAGAACCTACTCAGCCGTATCAAATACATGATCAGATCTTGCGGTTGCCGTTGGATCATTCTTGATCACCTCAGTCTTGTTGTCTCGGGACTAACAGACGGAGATGAAAGGCGCAACATCGACAATGCTATGACCCGGCTGCGCTCCCTGGTGCAAGAGACAGGTGCTGGCGTGCTGTTGGTATCGCACCTCAAGCGACCGGACGGCAACAAGGGTCATGAAGAGGGGCAGCGCACAACACTGGCACAGCTTCGCGGCTCCGCTGCTATCGGTCAGTTGAGCGACATCGTGATCGGGTTGGAGCGGGATCTTCAGGACGAAGACTCAAAGAACATCACTACTATCAGGTGCCTAAAGAATCGATTCTCGGGGGTGACCGGAGTCTGCTGCAACCTTCGTTTCGATCCCGATACTGGTCGTATGTCAGAGGCTGTAGATCTGTTCGACAGCAACAAAGATGGCGGCAAATTCTAATGCCTGGAACTCTTTGGTTTGATTGTGAGGCTGATGCACTTCTAGAAGATGCGAGTGTCATCCACTGCATCGTGACGATTGATGATAACGACGAAGTGAAAACCTATGTGGGTGATCAGATTGGTAAAGCAGTAGTTGCGCTCAGTCAGGCTGATAGAATTGTTGCTCATCACGCTTTGGGTTACGACGTACCGCTGATCGAGAAGTTGTGTTGTGTGAACCTATCAAAAGGCTCAGAGATTTATGACACCTTGGTTATGTCTAGGCTCTGTTGGTCTGACTTACGAGAGCGTGACTTTGGCAGACTTAACAGAGATCCAAACTTCCCTAAGCATCTCATTGGTAGCCACTCCTTAGAAGCTTGGGGCTACAGGCTCGGAGTGAAGAAGGGGGACAAGCCAGACTTTGATAAGTTCTCTCCAGAGATGCTTGAATACTGCATTCAGGATGTTCGTTTGCTGAAACGATTGGGCCGAGAGATCGCTTCAAAGAAACCTAGTCCCGCAGCCTGTAAGATGGAACATAAGTTCGCTTGGTTGATGCTGAAGCAGGAAGCATATGGATTCCTCTTCGACCGAAAAGCTGCTGAGTTGCTACACGTTGAACTACTTGGGAAGAAGTATGAGCTAGAAGAACTAGCGAAAGCAGCCTTCCCACCAAAAGTTGTTCAGCTAAAGACAAAGCAGAAGATCATTCCCTTCAACCCTGGAAGTCGTAATCAGATAGCTGAAGGTTTCAAACTCAAGTATGGGTGGGAGCCTCAAGACTTCACGCCAGACGGAAGAGCAAGGATTGATGAGGTAGTTCTTCGGGGCTTGTCCTATCCAGAAGCAGCCATCCTTCTAGAGTATCTGTTGATTCAGAAGAGAATCTCCCAACTGTCTGATGGATCACAAGCGTGGATGAAACATCAGAAGGATGATGGACGCATCCACGGTCGCGTGAACCCCATCGGATGTGTGACCGCTCGTTGCTCACACAGCAGACCAAACGTGGCACAGGTGCCTAACATTGGCTCGCCCTACGGTGCCGAGTGCCGGTCTCTGTTCCACGCCCCACCGGGCAGGAAGCTCGTGGGGGTGGATGCAAGCGGCTTGGAACTGCGGTGCTTGGGGCACTACCTCCACTCTTTCGACAACGGGAAATTTGTCAAAGAGCTTTTAGAGGGGGACATTCACATGGCAAATGCCAGGGCAGCGGGGCTAGACAAGCTGGAGAATGGAAGAAATCTAAGCAAGACCATGATCTATTGCTTCCTGTATGGTGGGGGTTCAGAAAAATTAGGAGCAATAGTCGGTGGTGGTCGCAAAGAAGGAACTGAACTAAAGAACAGATTCCTTTCAAAGACTCCAGCTTTGCGGCTTCTTAGAGAAAGAGTCACAAGCAAAGCAAAGCAGAAGGGTCATCTAGTTGCTATAGATGGGAGGCTTCTTCCTATCCGACACATTCATGCGAGTCTCAATACTCTACTTCAATCGGCTGGCGCAATTCTTGTCAAGCATGGGACTTGCATCTTGTTTGACAAGCTTACTGAAGCTGGTTTGGTCTTTGGTGAGGACTATGCAAACGTTGCTCACATCCATGATGAGATCCAATTGGAAGTCAAGGAAGAGTTAGTTGACTTCGTCGGAGAACAAGCCGTGGATTCAATACAAGAAGCTGGCAAAGCTTACGCTTTCAAATGCCCCTTGGATGCTGAGTTCAAAGTCGGAACTAATTGGAGCCAGACTCATTGACATAATATGGGATGCATACTGTGCAGGCTTCTTAGATGGTGAGGGCTGTTTCAGTTACAGAAGGTTGATTGTTTCTAACACGTATCCCGTTCCTCTTTTTGTTCTTCAAGAAAGGTTCAAGGGGACTGTTCGGAAAAGGAAACAATTCAAAAAAACAAGACCAGTATACGAATGGGCAGTGCATGGAGAGGCAGTGGACGAGTGCTTGAAGAGAGTACTTCCCTACCTTTTAGAGAAAAAACAACAGGCTCTACTCATATTGGAAATGTCCAAGTATCCAGCGGGCAGCGCACAGAGAACTAAAATGGGTAAGGAACTAAGGGAGGCTAAGAGAACTAGGTATGACTAAGACTACACTTCTAATTGACGGAGATGTGTTTGTGTATCGACACACATCAGCAGTGGAGACACCTATCCACTGGGGTGACGACTTGTGGACCCTGCATTCGGATGCAAAAGAAGCGAAGCAGAAATTTGATATTCAGATGCGAACCTTGCAGGAAGATCTAGAAGCTAATTCTGTATTGGTCACGTTTAGTTCTTCACTAAACTTCAGGAACGATGTGCTCCCCACCTACAAAGGTAATCGCGTGCGGAGGAAACCAGTTGCTTATGTTACCGTTCGCAAATACTGCTTAGAAACCTACAAATGTCTGACCCTGCCTTATCTAGAAGCAGACGACACGCTGGGAGTTCTCGCTACTGGTCGCAAGTTTGTTCAGGGAAACAGAATTGTGGTGACGATTGATAAGGATCTCCGATCTGTCCCCTGCAATCTGTTCAACCCACTTCATCCAGAAGACGGAGTTGTTCAGATATCTAAAGAGGAAGCAGATCTAAATCATCTGACTCAGTCTCTGACTGGTGATACCACTGATGGGTATTCCGGTTGCCCCGGTATTGGAGTGAAGAAGGCAGAGAGGATCCTGACCAAAGACCCAACGTGGAAGGCAGTAAAGCTTGCCTATGAGAACGCAGGACTGAACGAGGAAGAGGCTCTTCGACAAGCCAGGGTTGCGAGAATCTGCCGCAACTCTGACTACAATCTCACGCAGAAACTAGTGAGGCTATGGACTCCATAAACGTATCAGAACTACTGCAACACGCAGCAGATATGACAAGTAAGGCTTTATCAATCATGGCTAAAAAGAACCATGATTACGCTGGGGCAGACGGCACTACTCCCTTCCGCAACTTCACTCGGGTGGAGGATCTGGGAATCTGCAAGACCGAAACTGGCATCCTTGTGCGTATGACAGACAAACTGTCTAGGTTATGCACTTACGTGGAAGAGCAAAAATTCCTGGTTGGTGACGAGACGTTTGACGATACACTCATCGATCTAATTAACTACTGCATAATCTTATCTTGCTACTGCAAGGAGAAGGCAGATAGAAACTAATGAACGAAGAACTTTACCGAGAGTTTCTTGAAGAAGAGTTTCCAGCGGTGACTAAGACTCTAATAGAGCGACTTGAAACTCTCTATCCAGATCGTTGCCCTGTGATGACTGATCCTGAAAGATTGGTATGGATCAAAACAGGGCAGCATTCCGTTATTACTTTCCTTCGTTCCCGTTACGAAGATCAACAAAAAACTGTTCTTGAGGAAAGCTAAAATGTGTTTCGGCGGCGGTCCTGATATTCCTCCTCCCCCACCTCCACCTCCCCCTCCACCCCCTAAGCCGCAGAAGAGCGCAACGACTTACACCTCTTCTACTGCTACTTTCGGGGCGCAGAAGAAGAAGGGTGCAACAGGTACGGGTGCTTACATCAACCCCCGTCCTCCCATCAACATCACTTAGTAGATGGCTCAATACTCTTCTAGTACTTCTGTTAGTTCAGAAGAGAACAAGACGGCATCGGGCTTATACAAAGAGTTAGAAGCCCGGAGACAGCCGTTTCTTGACCGTGCCAGGGACTGCGCCAAGCTCACGATCCCCAGCATACTCCCACCTCAGAGCCATGGGAGGCACAGCAACCTTGCCACCCCCTTCCAAAGCTTGGGGGCACGGGGCATCAACAACCTAAGTAGCAAACTGTTGCTGACGTTGCTCCCTCCGAATTCTAGCTTCTTCCGTTTGGCAATCACTCCATATCAACTGGAACAGTTTGCAGGTACCGAGAAGATCCAAGCAGAAGTAGAAGAGTCTTTGGCAAAGATGGAACGAGCTATCATGTCAGAGATTGAAACGACTGGGATTCGTATTGCCACGTTTGAAGCTCTGAAGCATTTGCTTTGCACCGGCAACGCCCTTCTCTACTTCCCTGAAGATGGAGGTTTGCGGCTGTTCCACCTTGATTCTTATGTGGTGGAACGTGATCCAGTCGGCAACGTCTTGTCCATTGTGACCAAGGAAGAAATTGCACCCAAGGCTTTACCCAAAGAGATGCTTCCTCTCTTGCAGGGTAAGATCAGTCAGACCGATAAATCAGTAGAGGTGTATACCTGCGTTCATCGGAAAGATGATGAAACTTATGCGGTGTGGCAGGAGGTTTCCGGGGTAAAGGTTCCTGATTCGGACGGTTCTTATCCTGTTGGAGCAATGCCGTTTCTTGCTCTTCGACTATCTACTATCGCGGACGAAGATTTTGGACGAGGGATTGTTGAGGAATACATGGGCGACTTGCGCTCGTTGGAATCTTTGACGAAGTCAATCGTTGAAGGGAGCGCCGCTGCTAGTCGGGTTTTGTTCCTGGTCAATCCGAATGGAACAACACGAGCAAGAGTCCTAGCTGAGAGTCCTAACGGCAGCATTAGAGAAGGCAACGCTGGGGATGTCACTACTCTTCAAGTCAACAAGGCTTCTGATTTCCGAGTAGCTCTAGAAGCCATCTCTCAAATAAGAGAGAGACTCATGGCTGCATTCCTTTTGAATGCAAGTATTCAACGCCAAGCCGAGAGAGTCACTGCTGAAGAGATTCGGTATATGGCACAAGAATTGGAGCAAGCACTCGGCGGGGTTTTCTCGGTTTTATCCCAAGACTTCCAAATGCCTCTAGTAAACATCCTGATGAATAGGATGACCAGAGACGGCACCATTCCCAAACTACCCAAGGGAATGGTCAGGCCAAAAATCGTCACTGGCTTGGAAGCGTTGGGGCGTGGTCACGATCTGAATCGTTTAGATGTCTTCATCAGTGGGGCTATGCAGCAGCTTGGTCCTGAAGCAATCATGCAGTATGTCAATATGCCTGACTACCTAACCCGTCGAGCAACTGCAATCGGCATTGATACTGAGGGTTTGATCAAGACTGAGGAAGAGGTTGCACAGGTTCGTCAACAGCAGCAGATGATGGACATGACCAGCAAGCTTGGTCCGACTGCGATCACTGAAGGAAACAAACAATTCATGCAATCACAAGAACAAGCACAAGCACAACCAGAGGAGGGTGAAGGATAATGGGTGAAGTCAATACGGTATCGTTCACTAGTGAAGATAGCGGACCAGACGCACCGGAACCGGAGGCGCTTCCCGTAGAGGAACAAAGTTCAGTTCCAGATAAGTTCCGAGATGCTGAAACTGGTGAGATCAACGTTGAAGCATTAGCCGCTTCTTACTCAGAACTGGAACAGAAGCTGGGTAATCCCGGCAACGAAGACGAACCAGAACCAGAGGTTCAGGAAACTGAAGAGACTGAGGAAGTTGCGGAGCCGGAGCCACTCCCTCAAGAAGCTCTTGCTAAGTTCAGTGAAGAGTTCTTTGAAACTGGGGAACTGAAAGACGATAGCTACGAATCTCTAGAGACTCTTGGTTATCCAAAGGATCTAGTTGACTCCTTCATTGCTGGACAAAAGGCTTTAGTTTCAAACGAGCAAGATCGCATTTACTCAGAAGTGGGCGGACCTAAAGCATATGCTCGTATGTCTGAGTGGGCTTCCAACAACATGACGGATGAAGCGAAGGTTGCCTACAACTCTGCTGTGCAAAGCGGAGATATGGAACAAGCAGTCTTAGCTGTTAGGGGATTGCGAGATAGCTACATCAGAGCAGAGGGGAATCAACCTAATCTTCTGCAAGGAAAGAGTAGTGCTAATCCCGCTTCGGCTGCTTTCCGTTCAACGGCTGAACTGGTCAAAGCGATGAGTGACCCTCGCTACAAAGAGGATGAGGCTTATCGAACTGACGTAGAGAGCAGACTTAGATCTGCACAATTGGGAGGATAAAGATGGGACTAAAACCAGGGTGGCAAACATCAGAAGCTTGGTTCACGGGAATTGCTAGTTGGCTCATGCATGATGTGATGGTCGAAAGCTCTGACTGGAGGGTGCAAGCAGCAGCAGCACTCGGGGCTGCTCTCGTCGCCTCCTTCTACATCTGGAGCCGCACCAAGGTGAAAGCCCCCGCCACGGCTGTGGTGGGTGAAGCAGTTATTGGGAGGTCTACCGTTGGTTAGACTTCTGACCTTATATCTATCATTAGCCCTTCTAATGGGGTGTTCAGGACTAAGTGACTTCTTGTCTCAGCCTATAAGTCCTGGGTCATCCACAACAATTGGGGATTCTGTCGCAAAAACTGTTGACACTATTAGTGAACCAACCAGTAATGTGGTTAGTTCTGTGACAACGGCTCTTACTGGTAACCCTGTTCTTGGTGGGGTGGCAGCAGCACTGATAGCTGCGCTCCTTGCCATGGGTAGTAAGAGAATCCGAAGACGCAAGAAACAAGGTGGTGGGAGTGTTCCTACTACCACGTAACCATAGACAACATCCTGATTTTCAAAACTGCCCAGGTCCGCTACGGTGGATAACCTGAAGGACAGAACGATTACTCAGTGTCTTTCCATTCTTCCTAAATTACCACGAGGTAAAAGACCATGACCGACCACTCACAACTAGGTGCGTACAATTCAGGCGCAGACGACTATGCGTTGTTCCTGAAAAAATGGTCTGGAGAGATTCTGACTACATTTGAAGAGACTAACGTAATGAAGTCTCTCCATACTGTTAGGTCAATTTCTTCAGGCAAATCTGCTCAGTTCCCAGTTATCGGAACTGCTTCCACTAAGTATCACTCTCCCGGTGAATCCGTCATCGAGACTGCTGGTTACTTGAACCAAATCAAGCACGGTGAGCGTTTGATCTGGGTGGATAAATTGCTCACTTCTAGCGTCTTCATTGCGCGGGTTGATGAATTGATCAACCACTACGATGTTCGCTCGATTTACTCGACTGAATTGGGAAGAGCTATGGCGAAGAAATTCGACGAGCAACTCCTGCTTCTGTCAGTGATTGGAGCTTACACGGAAGCGGATGATCAGACTAGCGGCAACCAGAAGGCTGAGTTTGTGCCTTATGGTGGCTCAATCGTTCAGACACCCGGTCCTGGTAATTCAGCTGCTTCAGATATTCTGAAGGGCATCAGGGTTGCTATGCAGACCATGGATGAGAAGGACATTCCAGCAGAGGACCGAGCCATCATTGTCTCGCCGGAAACCTTCTACAAGATCATTGAGCAGAGGGACATGATTGACAGGGATGTCAGTCCTGACAACGGCTCGATGGCTGGTGGAACAGTGTTTAGTGCTTGGGGTGGACAGATCGTTGTGTCTAACCACATACCCGCAAGTATCGACCATACCGATACAACCAATCGTCACGAAGGGGCTGCGGCAGGCGAAGGTAACCAATACGTGATCGACCTAACAGATGAAGGCACCAACGACATCTCTGAAGTTGGCCTTGGAACGGGTGCTAACATCAAGGCAGTGGTGCTTCAGAAGTCAGGGCTTGGGACTGTGAAGCTTCTTGATATGTCGATGGAATCGGAATATCAGGTTGAGAGACAAGGCTCGCTATTCGTATCGAAGTATGCAATGGGCCACGGAATGCTTCGACCTGAGAGTTGTGCAGTCGTTCAGACTGCTTCGGCAGAGCACAGCATCTTGGCTACCTAATCACCCCCTCAGATTAGCGTTGCTGAAATGGGGGGGGGGTGGCTCCAAGCCTGGGTCATCCCCCTTCTGCACAGTTAGGCATATAACATGGTATTAGCAGCAACAACCAAACTGGAAGCCATCAACACTATGCTCAGTGTGATCGGCGAAGCACCCGTCTCATCGTTGGGGACTAACGCAACAGGGGACGTAGCTATTGCCAAGAACATCTTGGATGAGGTGCTGAAAGAGGTTCAGACAAGGGGCTGGTATTGGAATACCGAATACAAGGTTGTGTTTGTCGAGGACGCTGCGGGCAAGATCCCGATCCCTGGAAATGTCGCCAGGGTGGACACAGACCCAACCACATCCACAGCCCACTACTCGATTCGTGACGGATACCTCTACGACCTGACCGGGCACACAGACGTTTTCACAGGGAGTGCCTCGGCAACAGCCGTCTACCTTCTGGAGTGGGAACAGCTACCAGAAGTTGGGAAACGTTATGTGATGATCAAAGCTGGACGAGTGTTTCAAGATCGAATGCTCTCAAGTCCAACGTTGAATACTTTCACTCTTCGGGATGAGATGGTTGCTCTAGCTGATTTGAAGAATGCAGAAATGGAAGTAGGAGACTTCTCAATCTTCGACAATCGCGGAACCTTCGATACCATCAACCGGATATCTCCCCTTGATTCCATCAGTCGGTTCTAACTATGTCTCTGATTAGCTGGTCAACAACCAGTCTAATATCGGGAGTTAGTCAGCAACCCGATACTCTTAGATTCGCTTCACAAGCTGAAGTCCAAGAGAACGGGTTTAGTTCCATAGTGGATGGACTGACTAAGCGTCACCCAACAGAGCACGTTGCGGAGATGCTGGATACAGCGGCACTGGATGGTAAGTCAGTAAGTATTCACACAATCAATCGAGACGCATCAGAACGCTACCTTGTGTTGTTTCTTGGTGGTGATGCTGTATCTGGAGAGATCAAGGTTTGGGATATTGAGAACAGTGTGTTCCGCACCATCGAAAATTCAGGGGGTGGATCACCAGACTTCAGCTATCTGAACACTACTGATCCATCGAAACTCCGCGCCATGTCGGTAGCTGACAATACCTTTGTGGTGAACCCGACAGTCAAAGTCGATCAAGACTCTGCGTTGCTGGATGAAATGCCTAAAGAGGCATTCATCTTTGTGCGTGCATCCAATTACGCAACTGAATACACAGCCGAATTCACGCTGTATAAACCAGCACCCGGTGGCGGCACGGAAACTATCTCAGTATCAACTGATACTTGGGATGGAAACACTATAGAGAATGTAGTCAATAAGGACGGGTTAGGTGTTACCTTGACCGGCTGGACATCAGGTACCCTGGTTTGGAATGCCCACTTCTTAGGAAGTCTGTTCTCAATTAGCCAAACTGGTCCGACAACTCCCACCGCACTTGCCTCTGCCTTTGCAAGTCTGATAAATGCAAGCAACGGGCTAAAAGCAACCGAAAGTTTTCCCGCCCCAAACGGATACATCGTAGTAGAAGGACTCTACAAAGGTTTAGACATTCGTGGATCACTGGACTCAGCGCCAACCGGCGGCGCGTGGAGCATAGCTACAGTCCAAGAACATACTGAGGATCAGTTAGACTCTATCCAAACAGATAATATAGCGGCTGATCTCGCTGGTAAGTTGTCTGCCGCTACATCTAACGCAACCTTCTCTGTGGTCGGATCAGTAATCAGATGCGTTCCCAAATACGGATCGGATGGAACTACAGATGATCCTGAGTTCAAAGCTGTTCAGCTAAAAGATAGCAACGCGAACAGCATGATGGAGTTGACTCACAAGAAAGTTGACGCAGTCACAGACCTCCCCCTTACCTGCGTTGATGGTTTCAAGATTGAAGTTCAAGGCAATGCTGAAGCAGCCGAAGATAACTTCTACTTAGAATTTGAAGCCACAGATGGGGCTGACGTTTTCGGTGCTGGCATCTGGAAGGAGACAGCACTAGGTGGGGAGAAGTACAGGATAGATAAAACCACCATGCCGCACAGGCTGGAACGCTTATTTACTGATGGTGGTGATCCCTACTTCGTTTGGGATGCTGTGACTTGGGAAGACCGTCTTGTCGGTGAAGTAGTAACTACAAACTCATTCCCTAGTTTTGTTTCGACTACTACTTCTAGTAGATACATCTCCGATGTCTTCTTCTTCAGAAACCGCATGGGGTTCTTATCGCGGGACAACGTCATCCTGTCGGAAGTCGGAACCTTTGAGAACTTCTTCCGCACTGCTACGACGGCAGTTCTCGATGGAGACCCTATCGATGTGGGTGTTGGTCACTCATCCGTAGCGATCCTGCATAGCGCAGTTTCGTGGAACGAAAAGCTAGTCCTCTTCTCGGATCAGACTCAGTTCGTTCTAGCAGGAGAACCTTACCTAACGCCGCAGACTGTTCAGGTTTCAGCAGTAACAGACTTTGAAAACTATACGGATGTTCGGCCACTCACTTCTGGACAGGGAGTAGCTTTCGGTTACTCACACGGAAACTTCTCCGGTGTTAGAGAACTGAATCAGGTAAACGAAAATGTCTACTCAGCAGATGATCTGACTCAGGCAATCCCTAAATACGTCGAAGGAACTATCACTACATTTGCTCCCACCACACTAGAGAATATGCTTGTCGTTCTCTCTGATGGGGATACTTCGTCTCTGTATATCTACAAGTACTACTTCGGTGAGGGGCAGAGACTGCAAGCAGCGTGGAGCAAATACACATTCGGATCAGGCTCGGATATTCGGCACGTTGCCTTCATTGATAACACTCTCTACATGGTAGTTATCCGTGCAGAAGGTGTTTTCATAGAGAAGATGCTTATCTCAGATGGACAGGCTGATTCAGATAGCACCTATGTCACTACGCTTGATCGAAGAGTAGATGAATCGGATTGCTCTGAGGTTTACTCAGCGGCACTAGACACGACTACGATTACCCTTCCATACAATCTGGAATCAAGTGCCACCTACCAAGTAGTGTCCAGAGCTACCGCAACTACAGAAGCTGGGCACATCTACACCATCGCAGCAACAGCTACGAATACCATTACTGTGGAGGGGGATCTGTCTTCTGCTCCATTCTGGATAGGAGAGCAATACAACCTCCTATATCAGTTCTCTGCTCCTAGACTCCGTGAAGCTACTGCCACCAGGGGTGGGCGCGGCATCGTGGCAACGGGTCGCCAGCAAATCAAATACGGGACGCTGGTTTACGACGAGTCCGGTTACTTCAAGATCACTGTCACACCAGAAGGTAGATCTGGTCAGGTAAGTGAATTCTCGACAACAGTCTTGAGTTCTGCATCTAGTTTGATTGGAGAGCTAGATCTGGATAGTGGAGGCTTTCGCTTTCCTATCCATTCCAAGAACGACCAAGTAATCATCACATTGGAAAACGACTCTCCCCTTCCATCTAACTTCATCTCCATCGAATGGGAAGCCGACTTTACTTCACAGAGCAAACGCTACCGGGGATAGAGGTAAGGACATCCACGCTTGAGGATTGCCTTGCTCTGGGTCCGCATCTCCGTAAGGAAGACTGTGAGGAAATCCAAGCTGTAGCCGGATTTGAGCCAACGGCAGGGCTCATTTACTCCTTTATCAACTCCAAAGCTTGTCTCACCATCGTCCAAAACGGGACTCCCATCACCATGTTCGGGGTTGGGGAGTTCCCTAATGACGATAGAATAGGTATGATTTGGTTGCTTTCGGCTCCGCAACTGCTAGAGATCTCCAAACCTTTTCTCAGACATTCAAAGCGTCTATTGTCTCTTCTAACAGCATCTTACGACATCGTGATGAATTACGTTGACTGCCGTAATCTGGTTCATCAGCGTTGGCTTAAGTGGTGTGGGTTTATCTTCATCGCTAAACATGAAGAATTTGGAGTTGAAAAACGCCCCTTCTACGAGTTTGTGAGGATCTGAATCATGTGTTTATTTGCTGCTCCTGTTGTTGCTGGCGGAGTTGTCAAGAGCGGTATTGCTGTTGGTTCTGCTGCTGTAGCTACTGCTCTGAATTCGATGATCATTGCCGCAGCATCTGCTGCGTTTTCGGCACAGCAGCAAAGCAAGAATGCTAAAGCTGTGTCACAGCATCAGAAGCAGCAGTATAAGCTTCAGGGAGAGATCTCTCGGGCTGATGCAATCAACAAGTATGCGGCCCTAGGCGACCAGAGTCGTGAGCGTGAGCTTGCCATGGGGCACGCCTTAGAGCAGAACAAGCGAAAAGCTCTAGAAGCTAGTTCACTAACCGAACTTATGGCTGGAGAAGGTGGCATACAGGGAAAGAGCGTGGGGTTGCTACTAACTGATGTGGAGAAACAGAACCAGGATTACCAGATGGCTTTGATCCAACAGGAAAAGTTCCACGATGCTCAGTTCATTAGGCAGGGCCAGGGTATTCAAGCGGGTCAGTATGCGTCCCTACTCGCTGCGGCTCCTGACCCCGTCCCAGAACCAAACTACCTGGGTGCCCTTGCTGGCGTTGTCGCTCAAGGTTGGAGTTCCTACAACCGAGTCAAACTTGCCTCAATAGATTAGAATATGGCTACTCAAAAACGCGGCAAGCTAAAACGGCTATCTGATCCAGCTACGACTTCGCGTCAACATCCTCTAGGTGCTATCTCTGCCCCTGTAAACCAGAACTTCAGGGTCAGACTGCCGGGACCAAAGCTTCGTCCTGTCACTGACTTCAGCAAGCTTAGTTCAACAATTGCTGAAGGACTTGCTATTGAGGGCATTACTCAAAATAAGGAGGATGAGAAGAAGCAACGCGCAGCAGCCAAGAAGTGGCATCGTGAGAATCGTGATCTTTCAAAGAAGCTAACCACTCTCGCAAAGGCTGTTGAATCGGGATCGCTTTCAGCAGCTACAACCTCGATCTTTTGGCAACAGTTGTCGATAGAGCGAGGTACATCAGCAGCATTCCATTTTGAAACGTCTGTACTTCCGAAAGAGGTTTCAGGTCTCATAGAGAAACGAC